GGTGTATTCAATAATGTACAAGAGGCGCGCTTGAATAGATCTAAGTTATTTAATAGTGATCAAAATGCATTCATGCGTCAATTGGTTGATGAGATTAGCGCATTGTCAAGAAAAGCAAAAAAACTAGGTATTAAAGCCGCTGTAAGATTAAACGGAACCAGTGACATTCAATGGGAAAAGATCAAGTTTAAATGGTTTAATAAGAACCAGACTATATTTGACATATTCCCGAATGTACAATTTTACGACTATACCAAAATTCCAAATAGATCTAATCTACCTAATAACTATGATCTTACTTTTAGTTATTCAGGCGCGACTGGTTTCGACAAGTACAATCAACGCGCAATAAATAACGGTGTACGTATTGCGGCTGTATTTGACAAGCCAGAAAATATCCCAGTTACTTTTCATAAACGCAAAGTATTTGACGGCGACAAACACGACCTTACATTTTTAAGCCCTAAGAACGCTATATTAGGCCTATATGCTAAGGGCAAGGCGCGAAAAGATACAAGCGGGTTCGTTATTCAAGGGGGGGTTTAATTATGAATATATTCTATAAACACTATCAAAAACGCGGCGGCACGATCTGGCAGTGGCTAGGCGAGCTTAACAAATTAGGCCGCCGTGAATTGCTTAATAATTTTATTAAAAACTGTAAGCATCGAGGCGACAAAAAATTAACAAAGTTTCATGAACGTTTATTAAACATAAGCGAATCATTAAATGATTAGTGTTAACTCTTAGCGGCCTTTTTGAAGGCTGTTAAGGGCTTAACATTAGTTAGGCATTTTTATAAACTATGAAAAGGTAAAAACTATGATTGAAAATCTAATCCTATATTTAATACTTTTAGCCGCTATTGGCCTTTTTGGCGTCATAGCGTGCATTTTAGAATCATTCTTAGGGGGTAGGTCATGACTCATAAAATAATTGATTCTAGAGGCTACGGTGCGCGTTGGTGCGCCGTTGGTATTTTTCTCGGTGCAATTATCGGGCTAGGCGTACAAGCGCTTATCATTGACTTTTTAGAAACCTGGTACCCTATTCCGCCCGATGTTATCTGTAAGAATAATATTACTTTCGAGGCCATTACTTATGGAGATTCCGTTTATTTGAAAACCAATAAGGAATGTATCGAAACGAACATTATTGAATAAATTAAAACCTATGAAAAGGAGTAACTCAACATGGCAAATTTTATTGCTTACTATCGAGTGTCGACCAATAAGCAAGGTGAATCAGGCCTTGGCTTAGAAGCACAGCGATCCATCATCAATGCGTATGTAACTCAACACGGCGGATTGGTGATGTCTGAATACACCGATATTGAATCAGGCAAAAACAATGATCGGGAGCAACTCAACATGGCGATTTCAGAACTCAGGAATCAGCCTAAAGCCTATTTGATCGTAGCAAAACAATGTAGGCTAACTCGTTCAGTCTCGTTCATTTCGTCATTTTTAGAGGATAAGAACATCGGAGACAGGCTCATTGTGGCCGAGACACCAAAAGCCTCTGTGTTTGAATTACATATTCGAGCAGTATTGAATGAGGAAACACGGCGGCAGATTAGCAGCAACACGAAGCACGCATTAGCTGCTGCAAAAGCACGTGGCGTTATACTTGGCGCACCGCCAAAGATATTGCCAGCAATACAACAAAAAGGTGCAAAGCAATACCAACAAAATGTGCATGCTTACAACAAGCGCATGATCGAGATCTTAGAAAGCATAAATCAACACGGCAAACTTCAGCAAGTAGAGATGGCTGCCAGGTTAAATATGCTTGGTCTCAAAACGTATCGTGGCAATTCATTTAGAAAACACCACGTAAATCAAATATTTCAATCAATCAGATCTATGAAAGGATACAAAACATGGCGACCATACAAGGCCAAACAGTCGGCAAATTAACACCTGACGACCAATTATCAGCATCAGAACTCCCTGTACTTATGGGGATGTCTCGATACAAAACTGTTAATGAACTATTAAAAGAAAAAACAGAATTCATTAATGGCAAAGAACGTGAGAACATCACCAATGAAGCAATGACATGGGGGAATTTAACAGAAAGCATTATCCTTGAGGAATCAGCAAGACGCTTAGGGGTTTCAGCCTTAAAACTTGACCATACAGAACCTTACCAACACAAAACGGCAGCAGTGGCTTGCTCGCTTGACGGCACAGCCGATGGTGATGGTATTGAGATCATGACGGACATTGAACAGGGTATTATTTGTGTCAATGCAGACAAGATTAAATTAGATGGCGTAGGTGTGATTGAGGCTAAACTGACATCACACGAAGTAGAAAGCGCAGATCAATTACCACTGTATCGTGGCCCATTACAATTGCAGATGCAAATGGATATTATGGGTGCAACTTGGGGTGCTGTTTGTGTTTTATACAAAGGCACACAACTCAAAGTTTTTGTTTATGAACGTGATGAGGAAGTATTAACACGGCTGCATGAATCCATTGCAGACTTTCAAAGACGGCTTGATCGTTTTAAATCTGAAGATTTTATTGAATGGTATGACATTACGGATCCAACGGAAGCAAGTAAGCTATGGGACGATCCTAACAATGTTACTGTTGACATTCCAGAAGTAGAGGAATATGCTCAAAAGATTATTGAAATCAGAGATATGATTAATGATCTTGAAGCACAATCTAAAGACATGGAAATAAAAATCATGGATCAAATGCGCGATGTAGCACATGCGCATGCAGGAAGATATAAGATTTCATGGCCTACCATTAACTACAAGGCAGTGCCTGAAAAAGTCGTGCCAGCTAAACCAGCTCGCACAATTCGTCAATCTAAGTTACGTATACGTGACAGGGAGTTAAACAATGAGTGATATCAATAACAATGGTTCCAATCAGTATGACCATAGCATGACACCTAGCGCTGAAGATACTGAAAATTTTTTACAATTGATTTATAAAAATATCAAGAGTAGAGATAAACGTGAACAAATGATTAAACTATATTTTGGAGAGGAACATGACAACAATATCGGCGATTGCTAAAGCCTTCGTAGAGGCGCAAAAAGAATTTGCACCAGCATTAAAAACAGCAACTAACCCACACTTTAGGAGCCAGTACGTAGATCTTGCGGGTTGTGTTGAAGCGGTGATTGATGCGTTAAATAATCACGGCATTGCCTTGGTGCAAAAAACACATGAATGTGAAACAGGTATTAAGATAGAGACAATCTTTTTACATGAGTCAGGTGAGTCTATGTCAGGGGGCGTATTGCATGTACCAGCCGATAAACAAACACCACAAGGTTATGGCTCGGCTTTAACCTATGCGCGTCGTTATAGTTTGATGAGCGCTTGCGCAATCGCGCCCGAAGATGACGATGGTAATGCAGCAACAAAATCTATGGCGAGTAAATTACCTGCAAAAAAGTCGATAACCCTTGAGATACCTGGTAAGGATCCAAAGCCAATGCAAAGTGACAATGAATTGGCAGATCAGCTCAACAAATTATTAGCGTTGATTGAGGGTAAAGAGGATGTGGATGTGGCTAAGAAGCGTGAATTGATTGTTCAGTTAGTAAAACTGAATATTAATAAGCTAATTGGTAAACACCACGTTGATTTGAAATATAAAGTTGATGGGATACTAAAAAGGCTAGGTTAATCCTAGCCCTTTTGTATTACATGTATTACAAATTACTTATTCATTACGTACATTGTTACTTCGAAACCGAAACGCATTTCAGTCGCAGCTGGTTTTGTCCACATGATTGTAGTCCTTATGTTCGTTAATCGAACTATCAATATAGACTGCAAACATGTGCGTAACAATAAAGAAATGTATTAGTTTATAGGAAAGAATATCATGAGCGTAAACAATGATGACCAGGACTACATAAAATATAAACCAGATATTTATCTTAATGAAGTCAGGCTGTACCAAGCAATATTAATTAATGCAATGTTTGAAGCAACCAACAGGACTACCCCAAAACTTATTAGACGCAGCGCAATACGATGGCTAACGTCAGAAGATAATGAGTTATTAGACTTGTGTTGTTATTTATGTGGCTTTAATCCATTTGATGTGAAAAAAAGACTAGATGAAATTAATAATAACAAGGCAAGCATTGATCGTAGAGGTATAGTGTGACGTATTATGCCTAAATTAGGCCTAGATTCTGCCTAAATATAGCTAAAACGCACACAATCGCTCTGTGTTGCACGATCTCAATGTAGGTAAGGGGTAAGTATCACCTAAATCAATGTAGAGCCTTAGGTTTGGGTTCTATGAGGTATAAATCGGCACCTTCGCAGTGAATTAAGAGATAATCATCTTCATTTTCAGAAAAAAATATACGAATCATAGATTGTTTGTCATCTTCTAGCAGTTCAACGTTCCAAATTTTACGTCCAACTAACTTATCTAAAGCTTCAGCTTGTGTTTCATCAGCTTCTGAACAAAACTCTACATCTAAACTATCTTCCCTATCCAATCTCCACCGTCCTTTAATACCATTGGTATTAGTTTTGGTTGTCCTTCTATAATCATACCACATCCTACAATAAATCTTGTCTTAAAGTTTTTAGCATAATCAAATGCCATGGATTTCTGATCGATAAGACAACCTACTTGCATGCCCCAGATTAAAGCGTCTGGATTTGAATAGTACCCGATAGAGAACTTGGTATGGTAATGGCCTTGAATCGTATTCATGCCCATCTGCATTGCCACTTGGAGCACCGTGGAGGACATACCATGGGTAAAGAAACATCTTGAGTTATCAGATAAGGTAATGCGTAGGTCATCAACCCATTGCCAACCTTTGCCGACACCAAGAAACTCATTATAAGAACGTAAATATTCCTTGGGTAATCCATACTTCAACGCACGTCTATAAACTAAGGAGGAGTGATTGGAGTGTACGATGGACATCTTAGGAAAGATTTTTTCTAATTCTTTTACATATACGCGAGACGATTTTAATTCATCACCAGCTGACATCAGATCAGGGTTATGATCGTGCATACTAATAGCATGCTGATCTAACTCATCGCCAATGTTAACTATGAGGTCAGGCTTATATTTATCTTTAAGTGCCTTGAGAAATTTGAATGCGTCTTTGTGATGATAGGGAATGTGGAGATCTGATATAACTAAAACAGATTTATATTTCGTCATAAGATTCTCTACAAAGTTAATACTTTATAAGTATATCTTATATCTGTTGTTGGTCAACTGTGTGCGCGTACGCCGTGCTTATCTATGATGAGTGATTGTCGTCTAGGTTTGTCTGTACCTTTAGCAAATCCAACATGGCACCAGGCATCATGTTCAAGGATTAACTGGTCATATTCTATCGAGCTGGATACCACAGCATGAAACACATCATGAATGCTGCCATAACGAGGACAGATAAAATCTGCTGCCAGACCGAAAGTGTGAAAGCTCGTGTCTTTCGAACCAACAGCACGATTAACGTCCATTGACCTAAACCCACTAGATATAATGATAGGTAATCCGCCCAGCTTAGACCTGACATGCTCTAATCCTTCAGCTAATTTATAAAGATTAGTTAGTTGCACCTGGTTAGGTTCATTTTGCAAACCCAATCGGATG